TGGCGGTGAAAAAGAGCGTGCCGAATTTGGTCGCCAGCGCCGTCAGGATCGGCGAGGCGGGTTCGATGTCGAGGAAGCCGGCCTGCGACGTGACGTCGGAGAAGTCCCAGCTGCCGGGGTTCTCCTGGTCGCACCAGGCGAAGCGGCGCGGGCTGCCGCCGTCGACGGTGCCGTCCGACGAGGTCCCGAAGATCTGAATGAAGCGCTCTTGCGTGACGACGAAACAGCGGCCATGCGGCGCGCCGGCCTGGACGGTCGCCAGGTTGCCGGCGACCGGCACGCCGACCCCCGGGTCCCATTTCAGGAGCCGCCCGTCGCTCGAGGTCATCGCGTAAAGGATGGCGCCGAAATTATCGAGGCTGAACGCGTTGGGGATTTTGGAGAGCGCCCCGATGGTGTTGAGCGTCCGCGGCGTGCCGTAGTCGTCGACGCTGTAGACATCATCGCCATAGCCGCCCTGGCCCGGCGGCGGCGGCGGCAGGATGCCGCCGGCCGGGGTGATGTCGGTCAGGACGCCGCCGAAGTCGATATAGAGGTTGGTGTCGCACAAATAGGCAATATAGTAAGCGCCATCGAGACCGTACCAGCTATGGATCGCCCGGCAGCGCGAGGCGAAGGCGTAGTCATATTGCTGCTGGCCGCCGACCGGGCTGAGCTGGCCCTCGATCCAGCGGACCAGGTTGACCTCGGCCCAATTGCTCGACCGCATCTTTTTGGTCGCCGTGGTGACGACGCCGGGCGGGATTTCGATCGGCTGAAAGCGGGTGCTCATGCCTCGAGCGCCCTGACTTTGGCCGAGAGCTCTTTCACCGCCTCGATCAGCACCGCGACGATATTGCTGTAGGCGATGCCGAGCAGCGGCGCGCCGTCGTGCTCGCCCGTCTCGAACACCACTTCCGGCAAGGCGTCGCGCACGTCCTGGGCGACGAGGCCGACCTGGCGGCTTTCGTTCTCAGCCGTGAAGGAAACGCCGGTCAGCTTCTCGACGATCGCCAGCGCCTCGGCGATCGGCTGCACCTCGCGTTTCAAGCGCCGGTCGGACGGATTGACGATCGGCTGGGCGAAGGTGACGACGCCGGTCGACCGGGCGATCGACATCGGCGTCGACAACAGGACGCCGGTGTCGCTGAACGCTTGCACCGAGAAATTCGAGCCGAGGTTGCCGGCGCTTTCGTCGCCGGTCGCCAGGTTGACCGCCCAGCGCGTCGAGCTGTTGCTCTCGCCGAGCACTTGGGCGTTGGTTCCGGTCGCTTTCTGCTTGTTGAGGACCAGGGTGGCGTTGTGCGCCGCCATCGAGCTGACCGAGGCGGCCGAGGCGCCGATGGCGTTGCAGATGATCGCCGGAGTGAAGTTGGCCGACCCATCGGAGAGGATGTGGCCATGCACGACCGCCACGCCGGCCGCCGGTTGCCCGAGCGCCCCGATGCCTTCGCTATTGGCGCTAAGATCGATACTCGCGCCGTTCGTGCGCACGAGGGCGACCGTGCCGACGACGCTCGGGCTGACGATGCGCCAGCCGACCGAGCCCATCAGCGTGCCGAGCGTCGGCCAGGTCGAGTCGTTGAACATCACTTGCGAGAAGGAGGCGCCGGCCGCCGCGTTGAGGTTGAGCTGGCCGGCCTTGAGCGTCACGACGCCCGACGCCCGGGCGACGGTGACCGGGCTGAACAGCGCCGCGCCGGCGTCGCTGTAGGCGGTCAAGGTCAGGTCCGAGCCGGCGTTGGCGCCGGTTTCGGCCGCCGCGTCCTCGGCCAGGACCCAGCGCGGCAGGTTGTTGTTGGTGTTCGAGAAGGTCAGCGAGGCGGGCGTGCTCGGCGAGGTCTTCGCCAAGGTCACGCTGGACGGGGTGAGATTGCTGTAGCCATAGAGGAGCGCGTCGAGCTGATCGAGATCGTCGTTGAGCTTGGTTCCCCAGGTCGACGTGCTGCCGCCGACTTCCGGCTTGACCAGGCTATAATGGGTCGTGACGGTATCGGCCATTTCGTCCTCGAGGTTAGCTGACGCAGGCTTGCCGTTTCACCGACGCGCCGACCATGTTATTTCCTCATGAGCATGGCGTCGCCGCGGTGGCGAGGTCCCAGAGTCCGCTGGTTTGGTTGAACTCGAGGACCGCGAAAGTCCCGTCGGCCATGGTCGTAACGGTGGTGGCGTTATCGTTTTGCAGCACCGTCCTGATCTTGCCGCCGCTCGACCCCTTGCGATTGATGCGGACGCGCATGCCCGGCTTGGCGTTGGTCGTTCTCAGGGTCATGTTGCGGTTGTTGGTCAGCGCCATATTGTCGATGACGTTGGTGAAGAGGGTCGCCGGCGTGACGTTGCCGTTGCTGTCGGCCAGCGTCCAGTTGACCACGTCCGGGCCGCCGGACATCGAACCGCCGTCCTGGCTATAGGAGCCGACGGCGGTCGTCGCGCGGTCGCCGACCAGCTTGCGGATGACCACGCCGCTGGCGGCGGCGTTGATGTAGCTGCCGGAGCCTTGCGCCATCACCGCCGAGACGTCGGCGCCCTCGATCAGGCAATTCTGACAGGCCGGCGATGCGGCGACGAACAACGCATTCGCGGTGGTCACGCCGGCGGCGGGGATGAACATCGTCCCGGGGCCGGCCCGGATGCCGACGCCGTTGCTGACCTGCAGGCCGTAATTTGCCGGTCCGGCAGGGAGATTGTCGAACAGCGTGCCGCTGAAATCGACGTTGCAGCTGGCGACGCCGTTGTTGTCGGCGGTGACGAAGGCGCAGACGGCGGTCCCGGCGTTGAGATGGGTTCGGATGCGCCCGCCGATCAGCCCCTTGAGCAAGACGGCGTAATTGCCCGCGCCGGTCGGCGCTTCGATGCGGCCGCCTTCAAAGGTCAGATTGGCGACGTTCTGACCGATGTTGAGCCCGTTCTGACTGGGCGCGAGGACGACCGTGTCGCGAAACGTGATGTCCTTGACCCAGGTCCGCGTCGGCGTCCCGTCCGAGGCCAATCCCGCGCCGGTGATGTTGATCGTCTGGACGTTCGGGTCCATGTTGCCGCCGAGCGTGCAGCCGATCACCGAAATGCCCTGCAGCGGCGACGACGAATTATAGTTCGAGATGAAGCACGACTTGCCGAGCCCGGGCATGCCGGTGACGCCGATCCAGCCGCAATTGGCGATCCGCCCGGTCATGCTGAAGACGCCGTGCACCGCCGCCCGGTCGACCTGTTCGGCCAGCAACAGGCCGGAACCGTAAGACCCGCCGACGCAGCCGATGAACCAGCAATTGGTGATGGAGTTGTCCATCAGGCTGGTGGCGGGCGTGGAGGTGATCGGCGCCGGAGCGAACTGGAAGACCGCATCGCCGCATTCGATATGGCCGCCGATCACACGGATGCTGTCGCCGCCAGTGATCCGCACGCCGCCGACCCCGACCTGCTGCTGTGGGTTGATCGCCCACGGGAAACGCAGCTCGATGTGATTGCCGTTCAGGGCGAAGCCGATGCCCGAAGCGTAGGTGTCGATCGTCGGCCGGTCGAGGGTGATATAGTCGCCGTAAATCGAGACGACGTGGCCGAACAGGCCGTCGGTGATGCCCGGCCCCTCGATCTGCATATTGGGAACGATGTCGGTGAAATTGCCGTTCGGGCCGCCGGCGACATTGGCGACGTTGCTCATCACCTTGCTGCCGGCGGTCACATCGGCGATGAACGTCACATTGACCGGCGGCGTTTCGGGGGTTGAGTAAGTCCCGGTGTAGGAAAGGCCTGTCCCGGTGACGTTGAGGATCGGCTGTTTCAACCAGATGGTGTTGGCCGGCACGCCGGGGTAAGGCGGGACGTGCAAGACCAGGGTGCGGCCGAGGTTGGTCGGGTTCTTGAAGCGGCCGCCGGTCCATTGCCAGTTGCTGATCTTGACCGCCGGGTTCTGGTTGGCGAGGAAGCCGCCCGAGCCGGACGTGCTGAAGCCGCGCACGAACACACAAGCCGGCGAGCATTGCACTTTCATGTTGGCGACCGGCGAGAGCGGCGTCGCGCATTGATAGGCGCCGTCGCCGCCAAACACGGTCAAGTTGGTCGCCCCGGACCAGTTCAACGCCGCCTGGATGGCCGCCGCGTTGTCGGTGCCGTACGACCCCTGGCCGGTGCCGTTGAGCGAAACGGCGGCGTTGACGCCGAGCGTCGCTGCGCCATTGGCGACGCTGACGATGGTTGAGGTCAGCGCCGCCGAACTTGCTCCGGCGATGGTGATCGTCTTGCCGACGTCGGCGGGCAGGAAACTATAGAGCGGATGCTGAACGACCGGCGAGCCTGCCGCGGTGATCAGCCCGACGCCGACCTGGTCGCCGTTCGCAAGCCCGGTCGTGTCGGACACCGCCGTCAGAGCCGACGAGCCGAGCTGCCCGCTGGCGGTGAACACGGCCCCCGAGGTCGTGTCGTAAAACGTGCAATTGGCGACGTCCATCGTCAGCGGGATGCTCAAGACGACGCTGCCGGAGCCAATGCTCTGAATGGCGCAGGTCTGATCGCCGGACGGGAACAGGACGGCGTCGCCGACCGCGCCGAAACTCTCGAACGAAGCCGCCGGCGGCGGCGGCGTCAACGCATGCGCGACCGGGTCGATCGAGCCGATCGGGACCCAAGTCCCGGTGCTGTCCAAGACCTCGATGACGTTCGGATTGAGTGGAACAAGCCCAAGGGCGCCGGGAGACGGGTTTTGCATCTCAAGCCCCCGTCGGCCTCAGATAATTGTAGATCGCCACGACATTATCGGCCGGGCCGACCGAATAGAGCGAGCTCGTCCAGGTCACGATGGCGCCCGACAAGCTAAAGGCCGGGTTGAGGTCGACCGGGGTGAACACGGTCCCATTGACGACCAAGAGAAACATCGCGCCGGTCGGCGTGTTGGCGAGCGGCGGCAGGACGTTGGCGACGGCGATCGCCAGCCGCTCGATCGTCACGTCGATCACCGTCGGCGCGCCGCCGCAGCTGGCGACCGGCGTCCATTGGTTGAAGGCGACGCTCATCCGAAGCTCCTGACGCGCGAGCGGGTCAGGCGCGAGCCGCTGGCTTTGGCTTTCAGGTGGTCGTTGTTGAGCTTGGCGATCATGTCCTCGACCTGGATTTTGAGCAGTTGCGCCTTGTCTTCCTCGCCGACCGCATGCAGATCGGCGTGCATCAGCGCCGCCGACAAATAAAGCGACGGATATTTACTGTAGATCCAACTCGATTGATCGTCGGCGAACACCGGCACTTCGCCGTAATAGGCGATGGCGTAGAGGACGCCCTCGGTGGCGTCCGGCGCGCCGCCGAAGGTGATCGTGCGGCCCTCGAGGGTATAGTAGCCGTAGGCGTATTGGTCGGTGAGGTTGAAGAGCTCGTCGCGCGCCTTGTAGCGGATCGGCAGCATGCCGTTGGCGCCGTTCTGGTTGGCGATCTGCACGAAATCCATCTGCAGCCAATCGTCCGGCAGATCGGCGCAGCGGCAGGTGACGTAGTCTTGCGCCCGCTTGATCATCCGGTCGACGCGCAGGTCCTGATTGAATTTCTGCTCGGCCATGCGGACGAAGCTGGTGACCAGGGCGTCGCTCCAATCCTGGCGATTTGCCCAGTCTGCGATCGCCGTTTTGAAGTCGGCGAAGTCGGTCATCCGCGCCACCGGAGCACGGGCAAGCCGGTCTCGAGGGTGATGAGCGCGCCGATCATTTGCGTTTGCCGCCGTGATAATTCGGGCCGCCGGGGGCCGCGCCTTTGGCGCGGGCGATCGCGCCGATCACCGCGCCCGGCACGCCCTGGGCTTTGAGCTGCGCGGCGCGGCCGCCGTGGCCGAGCTTGTTGCTCTTGCCCTGAAACGACCCGGTCTTTTTGGTCGGGCCCTTGCTCATCCTGGCCATCACGCTTCTCCCTCCCAGACGCGGAACGGCCGCGCCTCTTCGCTGTTCAGCCAACGCGTCCAGTCGCCGTCATCCCAGCGCTCGAGGATCGAGCGCTCGTAAACGTGGACCGGCGCGCGGGCCAAAAGCTTGTTCACGCCATTGTGCCGCATCGTCTCGCGGTCGCGCACGACGCCGGCGAGGATCGGCTCGACGTCCTGCGCCGTCTGCACGACAAACCGGTCGGGGTTGTCGTCGTCGACGATCAGCGTCCGGCGGACGCCGAAGGCGTCCTGATAGACGATGCGGCGCTCGCTCATGCGCCGTTTCCCGTGCTATAATGGCGAAACGGCCCTGCGAGCGAACGCAGGGCCGTCTCTTGACATGAACAGCCTTGCAGGAGGCCGTTATGCCCGCTTTCAAGGATATCACCGGAAGGCGTTTCGGACGCCTGACTGTCGCGGGCTTTTCCCACATGGCGCGCGGCTCGTTTTGGCGTTGCGCCTGCGACTGCGGGAATGAGGTCGTCGTCTCCCTCGTCAACCTGGGGCGCAGCACGACGAGCTGCGGATGCGCCCACCGCGAAGAGCTGATCGTCCGAAACACTTCGCATGGGCATACGCCGAGGGGGGCCAGGACATCGGCCTACGCCCGCTGGGCGGCGCTTGTGCAACGATGCACGAACCCAAACGACCGGGCTTGGCCTTGGTATGGAGCGCGCGGCATCACGGTCTGTGACCGCTGGAAAATCTTCGAGAATTTCCTTGCCGATATGGGCAAACCGCCTACCGGCCTTACGCTTGACCGCATTGACAACAATCGCGGATACGAACCTGGAAATTGTCGCTGGGTCACAATGAAAGAACAGGCGGCCAACAGAAGGAGACAAAGCGGCAGGGCTTGACATTCGCGTCTCCTTCTGCTAGCTAACCAATTGATATTATATCACTTCTTAATACCGTTGAAAAGCACATGCGCCAGCGGGTTGCGCATTTCGACGCCCCATTCGGCGACGATCATCCGGGTTTCCGCATCGCCGACCCTGGCCATCAGGTACTGTCGGAAGGCGCGGAAATACGCGACCGCGGCATAGTCGGGGTCGATCAAGTAACCGACGTCGGTCGGCACCCAGCGCGACGGCAGCACTTTTATTCTGCCGAAGTCGGTGGCGATCACGTCGACCGTCGAGACGACCTCCGTCTTGCCGACCAGGACTTGCGTGGTCGAGCGGCCGACGAAGCTCGAGATCGTCCGCTTCGGCCCTGGCGGCACGACCCAATAGGTCGGGCTGGCGCCGTTCTGATAGGCCTGCTGCATCGCGTCGCCGAGCATGCTTTCGGTGATCGTCACCTGGCTGCCGGCGGCGACCGCCGGGAAGGCGTCGGTCGACAGGGTCGGCAAGCCGGTGGTGACGCCGGCGACCGCCGCGGCGGCGTTGTTGTTCTTGTCCTTGGCGCGGGCGATCCAATGCGCCATGGCCTCGGTGTTGCGCGCCACCGGGCCGGTGTCGTTGCCGTCGACCCGCGGCTGCCGGCTGCAGAGAATGCTCTCCATGTCGGATTTGAGCACTTTGGCGGCGATCGCCATCTGATGCGCCATTTCCGAGCCCTTGCCGGCGGCGTCGCTTTCCTCTTGCGAGCCCGACACGGTGGCGTCGCGCTCGGAGATTTGCGCGACGTTGTTCAGCCGGATGGTCGGTTGCGACAGGCCATTGGCAAGCTGGAAGCCTTCGACTTGCGCGTTCGAGAGGTTGACCAGCGGCAGAAATTCGGTCTGCCAGTCATACAGCCGATTTCTGACGTTGCGCCGCCGGATCATCGACATGACGGGCGTGTCGAAGGGGTCGATATTGTAGATCGCGTTACTGAGGTCTTCGCGATTGCCGACCGCTTGGTAGGTCGTAAAAGCGTTGGTGACTTTGGGCATGGGTTCGCCTCATCTGAGAAGCCGTTGAAAGACGAGGTCGGCGTCCTCGAGCCGACCGGTTTTCGCCAATCGTTGCTGGGCTTCGTCGAGGCTTCGGCGTGTCGCAGTCCCAACGGGCGTAGCGACTCCGGGTGTCAACGTCTTGCCTTTGCCTGGGATCACCGCTTTCGGATGTGCCGTGGTCGAGGCGTGGTACTTGGCCGCATCGCGTAGGACAGCGAGCATCCGCTTGTCGTACACGGTAGCGATCTCCCCCTCGCCAAAGCCGCGCAATTTCGCGTAGGCGCGCATGCTCGACATTTCGCTCGAGAGGGCTTTTTCATCCGGGATATTGGCCTCCTGGACGAACTGGGAAAATTGTTCGAGGGCGTAGCGCTGCGAGTTGCGATTGTACTCGGCGGCGGCCTCTTGCTGGGTGCGCTGCATTTCGGCGTTGACTAGGTAAATCTTCTGGTTGATCGCCTCGTAGGCCTTTTGCGCGGCGCGCGCCCGGTTCGGGTCGATCGCGAATTCCTGGTCCCAATTCGGTTGCTGCGGCG